AACTGGTACCAAGAAGAGATACAACGGATTGAGGCCGAACGGGATCTATACAAGTCGATGATGGAGGGACGAGAGAAGGCGCAGTGGCAAGCCGAGGCCGATCGCGATGCGCTTCGCGAGCAGTTGAGTCTCTCCACCATATCCGAGGCGAACGCAGAGGCCGAGGTCAACGACTTGCGCGAGGAACTGGACGGGCGTGACAACTGGGACCATATAACAGAAAGGAGAAAGGGATACAGCAACGAACAAGAGGAACTGGCCGACTACAAGGCGTACTATGATGCGACGCGAGCCTACTACGCCGGTATCGCGACTGATGATGGCATCACGCTTGCCATCGAGCGCATCGAACGGAGGCAGCAGCATGGCAAAGCGTGATGACGGAGGAGCGGCGTTCCCGGTTGACCTTGGTGACAGAATATGGGAGGGCATGTCACTACGTTCGTTCTACAAGGGCATGGCTCTACAGGGGTTTCTCTCAACGTTAACGGAAAAGCAGACGGAAGACTATCTGATGGACAACGAGGACGATCTGAAGGTATGCAAGGAACATTGGGACTCCGTTGCGAAGTGGGTAGCTGGGTATGCTGACGCGATGATTGCCGAGGACAAGGAGGCCGCCGGTGAAGCGAAGTAAGTTCAAGGATCGGTACGTTCTCGCCACTGGGTATCCGTGGGCGGTGGGGTCAGAACTCAATCCTATAGATATACGAATGGTAAGAGGGCCGATGGGAGTAGTTCCCATACAACTGAAATGGCCCAAGGAACTATGGGAACCCAGTTTACCTCGCTACCGTCTGGTACTGGAAAAGGTGAACCATGGCAAAGCGAAGTAGTACGATAAAAGCTTATAATTGTATCGCCTATGATTGCCGCAAGCCGATGACCCCCGCTGAGACGAGGCTTATCAAGGCGGCGATAGCTTTCCGAAGCGATAATGGGAAACTGGCATGGGAGAGATTCATAAAGGCCATCGCCGCAGTAGTGAAGGAACGAAAGGAGAAAATCTGATGTTTACCTGGGGTGCTCTCTGGCAGGAAGTCGGGAACATTCTTCCCCACGTCCTCGTAGCTATCTTCTCAATCATAATCGGTTTTCTTTTCGGAAAGTATCCAGAAAGGAAATACTGGAAGGATTACATGAGTCGTTACCGGGACAGGATCTCCCAGGAAAACTTCTCCAAGCTCGAAAGAAAACTTGCTGTGAGTGAGGCAAGTTTGGAGGTAGCAAAAGGAGTAGAGAAGAAACTTTTCATCTCCGTTAGAGCTGCTCGTCTCTTAAACCAGAAGGTTCAGGAGTTACTAAGCTTATGAAATTCGAAGCTTTTGACAAGGACTCAGGACAAACCAAAGTTTATGCAGTTGAGATCTCCCGGGAAGAAATCGAAAGCGTAACTTGGAACAGCGCAGACCAGAAGTTCTTCGAAAGATGTTCCCGGGGAACGGTTTCTCAACAGCTTCTTGGAATCTCGATCCTCGCGAAAAGAATCGAGGAACAGTTTCAGCTTGACCTGGACTTATCCTGGAAAAGCAAGAAACCGACTTGGAAGAAGACTACTTGATTCTCAAGTCCGGACGGATCGGGGCTGAAGTGAGCGCATAAAGCGCGAGGAGTGGCTCTCCGGCGTCCATGTACTTGATGAAATCCGAGATCATCCGGATTTCATAGCTCCCGGGAACCATCCTGGTAAGAGATCCAAGAAGCTCTCCTCTCGCGCTTCTTCCCTGGTAGGAAGTCGTGTTTAAGCTCCCGAGAAGGTTCCAGGCAAGGGTGAAAGCCGGCCCTGCCCCGATGGTGGCAGGGACCCACGGTAGCATCTGTTTCCCATCAAGTCCAAGAATATACATCGCTCCAGAAGCGGCGAGAGAAGTCATGAGCCATCTGAAGATCATTCCGCTTCTCTGCCCCGCGGTTCCGTGCGATGCCATGTGCTGGAGCTGAGCGAGGTAGTAAACAGGGAAGACCTGATACTGGCCGGCGGCCCTTCCTGCGGTTCCATGAAAGAGAGTAGGGGCGTTACTTCGCGTGTAGTCAAACATCGTGAACCGCATGGCGTCATCCGCGAAGAGGTGCTTCGCGGTAGCCTTCGACTCAGGAGTTCCCTTCTTCCAAAGAGCTTCCGACATCTTTCCAACGTCTTCATGAATGGTGTTAAGACCAACTTCAACGGAGAAGTTAAACGAAGGGTTCTTCTCTGCGATCTTCGCGTAAAAGTCCCACTTCCTCTCTGCAGCCCTGTAAACCGCCGCTCTCGTCAGAAGATCGCTTCGCTGGATACCTACCATGCCGCGCTCAGTCAACCTGGCAATCAGGTTGCTGATCTTGCTCTCACCCTTCACGACTGGGTTAAGGAGAGGAGGACCTTCCGTAAGGGATCCTCTCGATCTCATGACCCCGACGATTCCCTCACCATCCTTTAGAACGTCCTTAATCCCTTCTTCAATCCACCTGGTTCCGAGAAGCGCAGCCCCTGTCGTATAAACCTGGCTGACGTTCCTGATTGTGAGCCAGGCCCTGAAGGCCTGGGTTCCGAGAGTCATCCCGGTGAAGATGAGATCCACGAAGTTCTCCCCAGCCTGGGGAGAGAGGGCTTTCTCATCTCTGTTAAACAGACGCCTGACCGAGTTCGCTCTCCGGTTGATCTTGATCGCGAGATCCCTGCCGAACGACTTCAGGTTCCTTCCGAGACGGTCATTGTAAACCCCTAGGACCTGCTCGCGATAGCGTTCCAAAACCTTCCCCGCAACTTCCCCAACCGGAACCGGGGAGTTATTAACCGCATCGACAAGTCTCTTCATCGGAGGGTTCACGAACAGCTTCATGTGAAGCTGGTGGTTATAGGAAAGAAGAAGCTTCAGCAGGTTTCTCTCCCGGGCGAACTCTACCAGTTCGCTGAGTCTTTCTTTTTCAGCGTTGAACTTAACTTCCTTTGAGATGTGTTCCGGACCCATAAACGTCTGCGAGAGGAACTCTTCGGTATCGGAATCATTCAGATTTTGCAGGTTTCCGGGAGCCTGCTGAAGCCGACCTGCCATCTCTCTTACCCTCATGAGATAGGAGAACAGGAATTTATTCGAATCGATGCCGGCTTTTCCGAAGAGCCCCGGGTTCTTCATCGGGTGGGTTCCGAGGAGATTCCTTACATCCTCACACGCCTTGACCATCTCACTGGTCATCTTGAGCTCGCTAACGACGAAGTCCTTGCCTTCTTTCGTCGTCTGCTCCATGTACTCTGCCATGCTTCTCAGCTCGGAATCCTTGAAGCTATCGAGGTAATGCAAGATGACCTTCCGGGTGTCGTTCTCCTGCCGGTAGGCTTCTCTCCTGCCGATCTCGACATCTCTCAGTCTCTCTGCGATGTCCGTTCGACCGCTCTTCCGTGCAAACTGCAGCGCCCAGTCATGAAGAGGCTTGATATTGTGCGAGATGTTCGTAAGGCCGAGTTCCTTCGATCCACCCTCGATCGCTTTTAGATACGGAAGCGTCCAGTAGTTCGGAGCGTAGGAGTCTTTCCAGCTCTGCTGAAGAACGGTCTGTTCTTCTTCCGAGATGGTGGGTAGGAGATTCGGCGCGAAGCCTGGATCCGGAGAGCGTGCGAGAATCTTCATGACTCCGTCTTTATCCTTCGCATAGAAGCTTCCCCGTTCGTCGAGGATCTTGTACTTGCCCTCTTCCATCCGAACCATCATGCCGCGCTCTCCCGCGAGACGCTCGATCTCCTCGAGGTCCTTGAACCTTCCGTCGAGGTAGGCCTTGACCTCGGCCTCAGGAGTATCTCCTGAGAACCTCTTCCGGATCCCTCCCTCAGAAATCTCAACCTCCCAGTCCTCGTTTATCCATTTCGCAATCTTCCCAAGAGGGCTCTTCAGGATCGTCTTTTTCGTGCTTTCCACCGCGGGGTCGACAAACCTATCCAGAACCTTCCTCACCTGGTTGATGTTTCCCGTTATCATCCTGCCGTCGACATGAAAGATAACATCCGAAGATCCCACGAAAACTGTCGTCGGCGCGAACATGCTGTCGATTCTCGCGGGTCTAAAGTTCATAAGATGCAGCAGATCCGGTATGCTTCTTGCAGTGGCGATTTCTTTCTTGTGAGCATCGAGAACTCGGTAGAACTTTCCCTCGACGTTCGTCCTCTCGAGGGTGTACCCCATCGCTTCCTGGAGCTCATTCCTCAACATCCACTCGCTGGTATTGTGAACGAGAAATTCATCTATCGCAAAATCGATGTCGTTGGTGTGGAAGTTAGAACCATCAGAGAAGGTTAAGACCAGATCTTTCTGCCCTCCCCGCCTCTCTCCTCCGACAAACTTGATGTTCTTGCTTACCCTGCAGGCCTCTTCCAACCAGGCTACCTTCTCATCCACGTTCGCATCCGGAAGCGGTGAAGCATAGATGTTCTTCTTGAAGACTTCTCCAGCCTGCCTTACCAGACCCGGAACCTGAACGATTGACTTCTCCACCGCGCCTTCAACAGCCATCTGCATCTCAGGATGAAGAGCCTGTTCAAGGGATGAAAAGGTTGGGCCAGCTTCAGAGAGAAGAAGACCTTCCGCAACCATTGCCCTACCGACTTTCTTCCCGACGATATCGCTTCTCTTTTTCAACGAAAGAAGTTCTCCGAGGTTCTTGATGAAATCAAACTGAACCTCGGTGCTGGTGATCCTATCAGGAACCGTGAGGATCTGCTTATCCCCGATCTTCTGGAACGTCATCTGGCTAGGCTTAAGATCTCTCCCCAGGACGACCTCGAGGCCTTTTGTGCTTCCTCCGAACTTCTTGATGTAGATCTCAGCGATCCTCTTCACGACCTCGCTCTTAACATCTCCATAAATGGTCTTCATCAACTCGACCATCGCGAGGTCATTAGAAGCGAGACCTTCGTTTGAAACCTTTAGTTCCAAAACCTGCTTGATCGTGGTATCTTTTCCAAGAGAAGAGAGGAAGGCATTCGAAAGCCTGGGTTCTTTTTCTCCTTCCAATCCCCCGCTTTCCCTCACCTTCTTCCCAACATCAAATCCACTCCGATAAAGACCTGTCTTTGGGTTAAACCGATCTGAGACATGCTTGATCTGCGACCTTGGAAGAAGAAGTGTGATGCTTCCATCGGGGTGCTTGATCGAGTCAAAACCGTTGGAAAGAAGTTTGCTCTGAGCAAGTTCTTCAACCGAGGACGAGGTCTGCAGATCCTTGACCTGCTGGAGCGCGCTCATCCAATCGGCTTCAGTCGCCGGATTTCGATAAACCGCAAGGGCGTTAAAGTCTCCCTCCGCGGGTTTGATCGTGAACGGATCTGAGGTCCTCACAAAGAAGTCCTTGAGGTTTCTCACGACTGAAAGAGTCGCACCTTCTCGAATCGGTCGAGCCTCCTTACCCGAGAGTCGACCCTCTGGTAAGCTAACCAGGAACCTTTCCGTCTGTATATCAGGTCTGGCTTGAACCGCAGCAGCTTCTCCGTAGGTAATCGCGCTTCTCTCCTCTCCGAGAAGAGCATCCGGGATGAGACCCGTGTTGAACGCAGCTTTCGCGACTTCAATCGAAGATACGATAGGAACGAGAACAGGAGAAAAATCTACGTACGCTTCCATCGTCTGCTGGTGCCCGATGAGCTGCATCTGGTGGGATCGGAGTTTTTCCTGAACGTCTGCGAGTTCTTCCCCTTCAAGACCTCCCGTATCCAGTTTGGCTTGAAGGTTCGTAACTGCTTTCGTTTCCTTCTCGATCTTCTCGGTCAACTCTCCAACCGCCTGCTGGTATCTTTCCGCGATGACCCTCTGCGCTTCAGGAAGCCTCACTCCATCAGCGAGAACCTCTCCACCCTGGATCTTCTCGATCTTCCCCGCAAGGATCTGTCGAACCGTCGTTCCAGGAGATGTTCGTATGCGGTAGGTTCCAGGTTGAGAGGCATCTACTACTTCATTGTTAAGAAGAAAACCGACTGACTTGAGCGTCGAGACCGGATCATGAAGAACCGCAGCTGCTCCGCCTTTTTCTACAACTTCGAACTCTGCCCTCGCCACCAGGTGATCTTTTACCGCAGGATCGAGGATCTGCATGGTGGTCTCGTCCGAAGTTCCAAGCTTGATCCTCTGCACCAGCTCAGCTTCAGCTTCAGGATCCATCGTCTTGAGCTCTTCAAGGTTCCCAAGCGAGACGCCGTTCCTTCGGAAACTCTTCGCCGTGAAGCGCAAGTAAGGTATAAGAGTTTCAGAGATGAGATTGAAGAGATAATTAACCGCTGCTGCCTTTCCGAAGGTGAGAGCTATGCTCTTCGCGGTAGCTTCGGTTCCTGGAGCCCAGGGTATGTTCGGAGAGGTGTAGTGCTTCAGAAGCTCCACCGAGGTCATCTCCGCTCCGAACCCAGCCGCTCGGATGGCCGCTCCACCCATGGCGTTGATCACAAACAGCCGAGCTCCCGTTCCGAATAGCTTCGAGGTCGACCCAGCGAGAGCCCACCTACCCAAAGCTGAACCTGTGCTTGTTGAAGCCGTTCCGAGGGCTCCTGTCAGGATTCTCGAGATACCGAGTCCCCCACCCTGCGCAGCCGCGGTTCCAAGAGTTGTGCCTTTCAACGCCTTTCCGACCAGACCTCCAATTGTTGAGCCGATCCCTGAAAGCCCAATCCAATCAAGAACCGTTCCTACTGTCGACATTATATAAGGAAGTCTCGGCTTGTCAGTCTTCACCGAATCGATCCACTGAACCATCTTTACCGCATCAGGAGAGTAGATCGCGTCATACTCGGTGGTGAAGTTCTTCGGAAGAACTCCGCCCTTCTTTAGTAGATTCTCCGCTAAACCTACCGTCCATACCATTCCTTTTGCAAGAATTGAGGCTTGTAGCAGGGGAATCGACAATCCAGCGTAGGTCTGCCCGAACTTATCCTGGTTTAGATTGGCATGGACTCGATAAAAGTCAGGATTCTCGTAAGCTGGAGGAGCCGCAACATACTTCTTTCTCAACTCTTCGAAGATCTCCTGCTTGGCGTTTCCATCAGCTTGTTGAAAGCTCGGGTCCGTGGCCATCATGTTCTGGAGAAGCTCCAGCCTGATCTGATACTGGGCCGGATAGTCTGCTTTCTGGAAATCCCTGCTTACCCGCAACCGGTCGAACTGAGTTGGATCGAAGGGCATCTACGTCTCCTTAATACGTTCCATACTTTGATGCAAGACCTGACGCCTTCCGAGCTACTTCTTCTCTCAGCTGAGAGTCGGTGAGCTTCCCCGGAACGGGAGCCGCTGCAGCAGGTACGGGAGAGGTGGAAGGTGCTGTTTCTTCCACAGGAACGATCCCCGAAGGGTAAGACTTTCCGGTGATGAATCCCCAGACACTCTGGAACCAGGCCTTGTTTACAAGGGTGACCTGGGGGAGATCCCCGATATCCGACCAACCCACAACGCCTGCACTCCTGGCCAAGCTGTTCATCCGGTTCTTCTGATCGTTGTAGTTATCCACCAGGATGTTCAGGTCGGTCACGTTGGTGGTAGTCGGTACAGGATTCCCATTCTTATCCTTAGGAAGGGATCTCATGTAGTCGACATACTTGTTGTATGCATCATTCACCGCGGTGCTGGCATCTTTCACCGGAGCGTACGAGGTGTCGAGCCCGGCAGCGACAGCCATCGCAACCGCCCGATCTTTATCGGCGAGAGCACTCTGAAGCTGGACCTTCGCCATGTCGACACCGGTCTTTGCCACTTCCAAGTCGGCCTGAGCTCTCGCATATTCAGCCGCGATCTTCGCCCGGTCAGTTACCATCTGCTCTGGCAGGAGTTCGAGGACTTTCAGGGAAACTGCGGCATCCGCCTTAAGCTTGTTAACCGTCGCCTCGATGGCTCCCGACTCGAGGTCTCTCTGATATGCAACCTCTCCTTTCGGATCGATGTACATCATGATCGCGTGATTCACCGCTTTGTTCTGTGCCTGAACGCGCGAATACGCGAGAGCCTCTTCAGGGTTCGCCAGGGCAAGCTCATTCGTTCCTTTCGAAGTATTGATCTTCTGGAGCTTCGCCGAGTAGCTCTGAGCGAGAGCGCGATCCTTACCACTCATATCCGGCGTGATCGTCCCTGCCAGATTCGCGCTCGCTTTCGCTGCATCACCGGAGGTTTTGATCTCCGAAACTGGATTCGTCTTTACAACATCTTGTACGGTCTGAGGAGTCAAAGAAACCGCAGCTCCCGCGGTTTTCTGGCTCGCCATGAAGGTCTCGTATTTTCCAGGGTTCACCGCGATCAGTTTCTTATCTCGACCTGAGGCCTTGGCGTCAGCATAGCTCATCCCCTTCCAGGATCCGATCTTCGGATCGCTCTGCATGTAGTTCCAGAAAGCCTCGTCACTTCCGCCAGCGGCCGCAGGTGCGGTCGCTCCACGCGATGTTACACTCCCGCCCGGGGTGACCACAACCTGCTGGTTCACAGGTTGCTGGAGGTTCGCGTGAACGGGTCCTGCAGCTTGCTGTTCGGGAGTCAGGTTGTTGAAGTTCTGGAAGCTCGGAGCGTTCGTCTTTCTAGCAGCATCAACCGTAGAAATAGCCTGCGTGTAAGTAGCTTTATCCTTCTGCACCTGGGCTTTCTGTTCCGGGGTCAGTCTTGCATCAGCAAGAAGCTTGTCTGCAATCCCGGAAGTGAAGTACATCATCCGGGGCTTGCCGACTTCTCCTTGGTCTTCCGGAGAGATTCCAAGTTTCCCCAGGAGGTCTTTGTACGATCCCCCAAGAGGCACGTTCGGAGAAAGCCCCATGTTAAAGGCGTACATCGCCGCTGACTGGGCTTCTTTCCCGTAATCTCCCCGAACCGTTTTGTCCCACTCGTTGAGGTTAAGAGCCTCTCCTCCAGAGGGAGTCGAAGCTGCAGGAGCGGCAGCGCCTGCGGAAGGAACCTGCGAAGCCGAAGGACCCGAAGCTCCCTGGTCGGCGGCAGAAGGAGTTTTCCCAACGAGCTTGTAAAGGGAATCGCTAAAAGCCTTCGATCCTTCTTCCCAATTCTGCGCATCGCTCGAGAGAAACGCAACCGTTTCCTTCGCGAGTTTTGAATCCATCTCGATCGTCTCGAGAAAGTTCTGATAATACTCCGGCGTGTCCTCGGCAATCTTCTTGATTCCAAGATACTCCTTCCCTGGTCCTCCGCCTTCCCTCTCGGCTCGAAGAAGAAACTCGTTAACCGTATTCTTGATCTTCTCAACCTTGTTGAGCCGATTCTGCTCCGTCGCAAACTGCCCGAACTGCGCGAGCTGGTTCATCCCGCCCATGAACCCAGTCATCGCGTTCTGGCTCTGCTCGGAACCGGTCGGTCCTACAAACTGAGCGGTTGCCATCTTAAGCTCCCTTTCCGAACATCCCGGGGAAAGCTGTTCCAAGCGAACCAAGCGCGCCCGCCGCACTTCCAGCCCCACCGAGAAGCGCGAGCATCTGGTCAAAGGGGCTCTTACCTTGCGAGAACATCGGTACGGCCGCTCCCGCGAGGTTCCCAGCGTTAAGACCATACAACCCAAAGAGGTTCTGCAAGCCCTGACCTTGTGCTCCCGCGTACTGGTTCAGAGTATTCCCATAGAGGTTATTAAGCAACCCAAAGTTCTCTGAAGCGATCTTCCCGCTAAGATCTCCCATACTCTGCTGCATGGCCTGGTTCCCTGCGAGCATGTTGGCGCCAGAATACTTCGAGCCAAGACCTGCAAACATCGAGGCTGCGTCGTTGATGCCCTTCTGTCCGAGTTGCTGCGCTCGCCCCGTTTCGGCTTCACTCGCGCTTCGAGTTAAACCCTGAAGCGATGGAGCCGTCGACAGGAACTGGTTCATAAACCCGCCCTGGCTCATCGGGTTCATGTATTGCGAGAGAAGCCCAGAAGAGCCTCCACCCCCGAACAACATCTGCATGAGCATGTTTTGTTCGTTCCCGGTTTGCTGCATCCAACCCGGTGCGTAAGGGTTTAACTGGTTTACCGGTTGCCTGAAGAAGCTCCCCTGTAGCCCTGCTCCATGCTGAGGGTCTGTTGCTGGGAGAGTAAAATCCCATCCTGTTGGCATCTTCGTTCTCCTTACCTGTTAGAAGCGAGATGGGTTTCCACCCCCGTTCCCACCGCTCTTAGAACAATCTCCTGTATCATATACTGCCCGCAAACCGACGAACTCTCGAGCTTGAACCGGAAGGTCGAGCTTCTCATCCTGAAGTTCACGTAGTTTTCCTTCGTTCCTGCCTTGATCAAAAGTGGTCGACCCGTCGCGGTTACCTCTCTCCAGATATCCCCGGAATCGTTAGAAATCTTTACCATGAAAAGAAGATCTTCCGCGATAGGATCTTTGATTTTCAGTGAGATCCTCAGGTGAACCCGTTCTTCATCCGGAGCACCATAGTCAAAATCTCCGCTCTCGATCCGAGTAGAGATGACATCCAAAGAAACATCTTTCGTTACTGAAGCATCTCCGTAGTATCTTATGGTGCTCCCGTTTCCGATATACACCCTCGCGCTGTCGGGAGTTCCGATGGAGTCGTAACTCGGGAACACTCCCAAGCCGGTATCGTAGCTATACGGTGCCCCACCGAGCCAGGTATCATAAGTAAACCCTCTTGTGATCTGCTTCCTCCCGATGAAGTTCCCAGCGGTTTCCTCGTAGGTCCAGCTCTTCGCCCTATAGTCAAAGCTGAAGATCTTCAAGAAACTCCCGGAAGAAGACGGCTCGGTAAACATCAGTCTTGTGTGCTCTGGATCTGCCGAGATCTGACAGGACCAGAGAGCTTCGGGGTCTTTGAAGAAGAGGTCCTTAATCGGGTCCCCAATCGCCTCCGGTGGGTTCAGATTAGCTCCAAGAAAGTAAATGTTATCATCCCCGACGAAGAAGTGGCCCCCAAGATACGGTAGAACCGCCCGATCCCCTACCAACCCCACTCCACCCATTTCAAGCTTCGTGTCCCATGCAACCGGAAGAGCATCCAAGAGGTTCGTCTGCCGACCCACCCAAATCGCGTCATTCATGTAGCACATGAGGTAGCTTTCGAGAGGTACGAGTCTCCTGATGAAGCCAGGCGTGTAAGGAAGATCCACAAACTGCAGAGCCGGGAGAACCGTCAGATCCAGCGCGGTGGTCCATCGAATCCTCTGCCGTTCGTCGAGGGTTCCAGCGGTTTCGACTGTTCTCGCAACGAAGAGCCGATCTTTGAAGAATGCGATGCAGTAGGGGTTCAGGCTGAAAGTCGCATCAGTGGAGTAGTAATCATACACCGTCGCAGAGACCAGAGGATCATACGCTCTTACCTCGCGCCTTCCATCGCAGATTAGAAGCTTTCCTTCAAGACTCAAAACATCAGGGAAGTGCTTCGTTTGGGCGAAGATCGATCTTCGGATCTCGTATGACTTCCCCGATCCGCAAGTTCCTTCGTACGTTGTCAGATCCATCGAGGTATCGCTGTTGATCACCCCGATGATACCCCACTTGTTGGTTCCACTCAGATCAGCGCAGTAGAAGACATCCCCTGCCTTAAGATCTGAAGCAGCAGTAGCCCAAAGACTTCCGCCAGCCCCGGCAACATGTGTAACTCCCGAAGCGAGAGTACAGGTAACTGTTCCAACCGCATACGACCACTTCACCAGGTTAAAGCTCGAGGTCAAGTAATACAGCATCCTGCTGTCGATAACGCAAGCTACCTGAACGCCATCCGATCTCCAAACCACATCCATCGTGTTAATCGGAGGATGAGTAACCGAGGCTCCAGAGAGGTACGAGAGCAAGCCGTTTCTTCTCTGCAAGCCGCTCGTCCTGGCAAGGAGGTTGCTCACATCGAAAAACTCCCCCGCCTCGAGCGCTACCGCGGGGACATCTCTCCTAATACCCTTGCTCAAGGGTCGAAGAGCGAGGTCTTTCGCTTCTGGAGGGTTGCTATAGAACCTGTCCCCATAAATAAAACCCATCTTTATTTCTTCTCCTGCCAGACGGAGATCCCCTGACAGCCCGCCGAGAATGTAAGAAACAGCGTCGCAAGTCCAAGTACAAGCGTAGTTTCCCACTTGAACGCGAGCCCCCCCGCAGAGATAAGAAGTGCCGCACCGAATCCAAGCACCGAGAGAAGCCGCTTGCTTGACTTCCCTTCAGGTCCTTCGAGAAATCCGTCTTCCTGTTGTGTTGCCATTTTAGGTCGGGGCTGGCGGGCCAAAGGCCCGCCTCAGGCCCCTATCCTCCTAGTACCAGACTCCGAACTTCGCGTGTCCTGCCACCGAGAGAACCACCACAAGCACCAAGCAGATGATCCAGACGATCAAGCACGCCTGCACGAGGTCCCCCGGCAACGCATGGGTGATGATCCCGATGATCCAAAGAACAAAACAGACGATCGCCGCGATGAGAAGCGCTGTAAACATCTACGTCGTCTGCTTCGTAGGAAACAGCCCCAGGATTGCATCGACCACCAGGAGGATCAGCGGCGACAGGATGATCCACCAGTTCGGCATCCAGTCAGGCGTCGCCTCCGGGGCGATCAGCTTGAAGAAGACGAGCACGACCCCCACGACGAACTTGCTCCCGCGCGAGACCCACTTCTGCCACGTCCAGTTCTTGAACATAAGCACCTCCTAGTACCCCCTGCACGCCTGCGCGTGCATCCAGTCTCCGGGCACCCAGTAGAAGCCACGCTCCATGAATGCCTCGGAGATGATCTTCGGTTGGTGGTCGTCAAACATCCCCATCAGGCAGAGATGCGGATTCAGATCTATCGAGATTGCCCAGCAGTGAGTCGAAAGTTTCCTATCGTCCCTTCGATTCCTCCTAAACTCGAAACATCCCCCATAATAATCCCACTTCTTCTGTCTTAGCTCGGCGATTCCGACTTCTTTGATGATCTCCTCGAAAGCATCGCAAATCGCAGGACCTACAAGTCTGTGAGCCTGGATCTTTCCCACCATTCGCTGAGGGTTCCAACTCAGGCGGAGAGGCTGTGGAAGGAGAAAAACCTCCAGGTTCTCCTTCATCCAGGAAGGATCGCAGATTCCATCCTCATCCTTGTCGGGCTTACCGAACTTCTCTTCAATATCCTCGATCCCCCAGGGAACCGGAACTACATCAATCATACTTCTTCCTCAGTTCTTCAACACTAGCGCAAAAATCGCCACGATGACCGCCCCGAGGGCAACGAAGATCGTTACCCACTCCCGAAGCGTAACGCCCTTACCCTTTTTCATTTCTATGTAAATCCGTTCAGACTGTTTGGCCTTGGCTTCATCTTCCTTGTGTTCCTGGTCATGATCGGACCGAGTCCAGAGCGTCGGTGCCTGGGCTTTCAAAACTACCATGTCTTCCCGTAGTCCTCGCACCGTATCGATGAGCCCCTCACCATTCAACCCGACGACCGCGTACCATAAAGCATCGAGCACACCTTGGATCGTCTTCGGTTTCTCCACAATCCGCTCCTTCTCTAATGCACAATGCAAACTGCATCTCCGTTCCTGTAAAGATCCCCAACAGCAAGCCCTCCCGCGATCGCAAGCAGGTTACTCGGGTACTCAGTCAAAGAAAGCCCTAACCTCCACGGTGAGATCAATCTCAAAATCGGCCTCGTGGAATCGGTAAAATCATCCTTCGCGAAAGCTTCAACAGGAAAGATCGAAGGGCTGAGGTTTCGAGTTTCAGGTCTCATCTTTTCATCCTCAGTCCGTGTACCAGATCAGGATGAAGCCCCGGTTACCATCACCACCCATGGTATCGAAATTGGCGCTATCAAAACTTCCAGAAGCAGTTCTATAGAGCTGAACATTTGTCGAATCAAGGTTAGCGCCACCATTAGAATGCCCGGTCGAAGAAGCGTAGTCTATGGGATAATGTGCATTATCAGTATCGCTTCGAATTATTATACGGACGCCTACTATCTTAGACAAAGTAAGACCGTGAGCTACATCAACCCCCGAGTTAGTATCCATATTCCAAGTACCGATGTTAATGAGTTTAAGATGAACCCCCGCAACCTGAACCGCCCCCCAGGCAGATCCATCATAGACCCTCAATTGTTTCGTCGTAGCGTCGACATGAAGTCTGCCGTCATCATCAGTCGAGTTGAGCGCTCGAGTGCTATCTCCATCCGGAACAGTTGTCGGATCTCCTGCTGCGTAGCTCGCCCTCGCAGAACCCTTCCGATGGATGCCATGTCTTTCCTGGGTAGTTTCGCTGACCGCCCCACCATGCTCCCTCTCAGCTCTTTCCCTCACTGAAACCTTGATCTCCCTCATGCGGTCATCCGCCGCACGAGGATCGTCCGTTCCCGCAGGGGTCAGCTCGTACGAGGTACCCCAGGTAACACTCGGAGTAGCCATTCTTCACGCTCCTCTTAAACCACCAAGGCGCCGATGTCTTCTCTCTCAAAAGCCATCTCGAGAGAGCTCTTCAGCGAGGACATGATATCTTCTATATCCTTCTTTGTTGCGTAGGCCCCGCCCCATTCCTGAGACCTTCTGAGGGCGATCCACTGCGCATAAAGCAGCAGAGCTTCATGGAAGCTTTCCGGGATGAGCGGGCGATCGGTAAGAACCGTCAAGTCGTTAGGGATCTTCGAGTATTCCAACCGGTACCACTTCTCCGTATCGGGAGCAACATCGAAGACAATCGAAGCTCCAAGCGGAAGGTAGCTCGTCGGGTTTCCATGAACCAAAAGCGAACCCGCATAGTTCTCGAGCCTTCCCCCTTGCTGAAGATCAAAGCTTCCCGAAGGATCAGAAATCTTCAGGATCGCCGCGATCTGGGTCACCGGCGAGAGCATAATGTTGTCCCCCGCGTCGAAGGCAAGCGGTTCCCGGAAGAAGTACTCTCTCTTATAGAGCGAATAAGTGCTCGTCCCGTCAGGCGCTGTATCCCAAACTCGATCCACCGTTGCGGTTCTCGGAGTTCCGAAATCCACGATCAACCTAACCTGCCCAACTCCCAACCCTGCGGTGATCTCGATAATGTAGCCGTTATACCGGTCATCTTCCCAGCTCACCATGGTATCAAGAGTAACAGTGCTGCTCGTCGGAGAGGAAGCAACTGTTCCGCTGATGACCAGAGTCTTGAAGAAGAGCTCTCCGCTTTGAATCGGGAACCTTACCTGCGAGCCATTCGGAAACTTCCAATTTACGATCCTCTTATAAGCCCTGTTGATCCACTTTAAGATCTTAATGGTTCCTACCATGGAAAGACTTACCGTCGTAGTTCCTGGAGTGTAAATCTCCAAATCACTCGACTCTCCGATAAGCTCGAAAACCTCTACCACCAGGTCTTCTACGGTCATCTGTCAGCCTTCTTCTTCTTCGGTTTCTTACCTGTCGCCAGAGCCAGGCCTGTCTCCGACTGCGCGATCCTCGCTGCGCTTTCTTTCGAGTGACCCTTCTTGAGAAGAGCCTCGTACATCCTGTGAACCTTCGAGTTCTTAGGCATAATATGCTTGGAGCTTCCCGGAATCCATCGTCGCTGCGATGATTCCATCAACGCGGCGGTTCGTCCCTTCGAGGGGGATGATGGTTTCGTAATTCGCCACCGGTGCCTTCATCGCTGCAATCTGGTTCCCCGCGGTGTCGGTGATGATCAGGTCATCTCCTGCTGAGGTGACATTGTACCACCTGAAGAAGTTGACGATCTTCAGCCCGGTTACCGCATCTCCCTGAGCCGCAAACATCGGCCGTCCGGTCGATTCTAAAGTTACCGCCATTTCCTGCCCCCTCTCCTTATGACATACATAGCACCTTTGTTCCCGGGAGTAAAGGTCCCTCCCGAGACAGCTCCCGTCGTGTCGTGATCCTCACCTGAGTAGTCTGAGTACCCAGCTGAGTTCCAACCCCTGACCCTGTAGAAATACTCGGTTGATGCCTCTCCGGTCAGATCCGCGTAAGTCTGAACCCCTGCGAGAACCGAACCAATCTCAGCAAACCCGGAACCCCCTCCAGTTAGAGATCTTTCAACATAGATAATACTTGTTCCCGCTCCATCCACCCAGCTTAGATCTATCCTGTTCCACCCGCTCGCAACAGCATCCAGACTTGTCGGGTCGTCGGGTTCAACAACCGGAGGAACGTACTCCCCCATGAGGAGCATATCAGAGAACCAGGGCAGGACCGTCGAGACATCCTGCCCCGGTCCCCCAGTCCAAGGTACAACAATCGGGTCCATCTTCTACCCCGATGTTACGATCGTCACGAAGGTGTCATCCGCTCCCGTCGCAGTCCCTCTCAGTGTGATCACCTTTCCGTTGAGATCCCCCGCTCCGAAGTCTACGAGGTACACTCCATTCGCCAGACCCGCCACATTCGCGAGCGTCCCAGCTCCGAATGCCCCACCGTTGATGCTTCTGGTGCAGGTCACGGTCAACCCGGCCAGCGGCAGATGCGTCGTCGAACTCCTCATTATGAAGGAGAACTTCGCGAGGGCGGTATTCTTCATGATGCCCATCATGGTAATCAGTGTGGATCCTGCAGCTACCATTCCGTCCCACATATCATCGAGAAGCTGGGATACATTCCCCGCTGCACAATGGGCTATGTACTGTTCCTCTAAGAGGGCGGTTGCAACAGCCGTCAGGTAATTCGCATGAACCTTGGCGCTTGTGATGGCGGCCGATGCGATGTTCTCAGCCGCGATGGCGTCATCGGCGATTTTCGCATTCGTGATGGCATCGGCTGCGATCGAAACTGCCGTGATCGCACTATTCGCAATCGCCCCAACCGAAACCTGCCCGCTCCCATCAGTCGCGAGCTTGTTCGCCGGAGTAAGGAGAATCGCCGCTACTAGCTGAGCGAGCGTCGAAACCTCTCCGAAGGTCCCGGCAGTATCATGCTCGTCTCGTTCTATATCCCACACACCCCCGAGATCCCCACCTGCAGCGGCAGCATCAAGAAGCAAGTCAAGCCTTCCGCCGTTGACCCACGCCGCGATCAAAGCTGCGATGTCTGTTTGCGCTGCAGTTGCCGCTGCCAGCTGTGCCGCCGTCGCCGTGTTATCCACCACGGCTTCCATCGAGTCTGTCGTCGGGTCGAAGGTCTGCGACGCGCTCTTGTTCAGGATCTTGTCGATCAGCGAACCTACCGTAGGCTTGCCCGTAGAGATGCTCGTCTTCACCAGGTGATCAAGGTCGTACGCGATGAGTCCATTCGCGACGTTCGCGTCCAGATCCAACCCGCCAGCATCCGAGATCGGCAGTCCACCAGCAGCGTCAGCAGCCGCATTCGGAAGAGCAGTCAGGCCGAGCCGGATCGTATCGGTGGGATCATAAGCAACAAGATTGATGTAAGCGCCGACGATCACAACTCCCGTCGCGCTCCCACCAACCAGTACTCCCCTGATTCCAGTAGCAGCAACACACGCCGCATCGGGAAGGTCCATCCGGAAGTACCCATCACCGATGATTATGATACCACCATCAGCATGTGCGGCATCCGCCGTTGCCCGTGTCACTTCCGTTATGCTTGTCTTCGTCGCCGCTTCCCGTCTGTACCACATATCAATCCCGGCGTTATCATAAGCAAACGTAACGGGCGCTCCCGTCGTTGAATCGAGAGCGCGGAGGATGACGCTCACATCCGCTGTTCCCGCTTTGACCTGGTAAATCGTCATGTCTCTTCTCTCCTAACTCAGCAAGATTCTCGCAAGCAAGCCACCGTCACCGCCGCCCTCTTCAGCATAAGCACCAATAGCAGAGGAATCTCCCTTGATGTCGTCGGTATAGAAATAACCACCGTCAAGAGGAACGGCATAATATTGGTTACATCCGATTCTGATGTTATCAGCACGGTCAGAGGAACGGGCAAGATTCGTCTGATCCGTGAGTGCCGTCCCATCAACCGTTATATTTACAATTCCATTCGCTCCCGTTCCAGCAACCCAGTGAATCTCGATACGCATCCAGGTATCGAGGTGGAATGTTGCATCCCCGCCCGCATCAGAAGACCCGCCGACTACTTCCCAGTACCATCTACTGGGGGTAGTACTTCCTGTCGATCTAATATTGAGCGCGCAGATTTCTTGTGTTGCATCCCATAATCCAATGACTCCACAGTTCTCATAGTTGGTCGCGCACTGGAATCCCGTGGGGACAAAAAGATAGAACCTGAAATATCCCGCATCAACCTCGGTGAAGTTGATAAAACCTTCGCACCGAGAAGCATTCCCATTAAAGTCATGCTTGAAGCCATAAGTACCGTTATTCTTTGCGGCCGCTTCTGCCGTGAGAATATTGACGGGGGTACCAGCTACTCCAACAGAAGTGAACTGGCTCGTGTTGCCCGTCTCCGCATTTATAGGTCCAAAGATCGATCCATTAGATTCAGCCATAGATCATCACCCATGGTCCTTCCTCGGGTTCTTCCGGCTCCGCGACGAAAACATAATCGTGATATAAGTCCCATGCATTCTCCTGGAAATGTGATGCAAAATCTCCACTCTGATATCCCATGGGGTAATAAGCATCACCACAAGAGACATGCTTTCCCTTATAATCCAAGGCGGCAAACCATGGGGATTCGTCCTCGGTTGCCCACCTATCTACATAGTCGAAGAAAGCATTATGGTTCCAATAGGTCTTCGCCCCCATGATGGTTGCGGCGTTCTTCGTACCGATCCATGTCCATGAATGGGTCCACCGTCTATAACCTTCGTAATTCCAGAATGGATTGCCCGACGGGCCATCGTGATCTACGCCTTGACACCAATCTCCATCGAATGGATCAATCGTCTCATGGTCGTCCTGTTCTTCTGTAGTATTATCCATCTTCCATAGGACGGTGGCTCCAACAGGTCTATATACTGAGTTTGTCCAACCCGCTCCATAGTAAGTACAATCGTCGGTTTTCCATAATGAATATCCGTTGTTGGATGTTCTTAGTTCTTCATTTTCAAGTAATATCCCGGCATACATCCCCGGCCATTTTGACATACACCGGTCGCCGCGATCATCTTCTCCTAAAACGAAATGCTTTGCACAGTAATGAGTATCAATCCCATATTGAATAAAATTGATTAGGAATGCTTCCTTGTCCGGTATGTCACAGCATAAGAGCATCGCTGCGTCGGATTCCGTCGAATGACACTCCGAATAATATCCATGCTGGTTATCTACAGGTCTTATATTCTCGCTGTTTGATCCGTCAAGAAGCATGATCCAGGGTCGCTCGAATATCCTCGCATATTTCGCACCCGCCGAAAGACCACCCAGTGGGCAATAGAGTTGTCCATCCACAAGACTTGGCGGGGTAAGGGCGGGAATCAGATCTCTATTTATATCGAGACTATCAAATATGGGTTTTTCCGTTCCGGAGTATGGGGGGCGAAATGCCGTTGCGGGCGGTTCGGTGGAAAGGCAAGTCAATACCTCCGCGCTCCATGTCAAAACTCTCCCGATACTTTCGGAAAAACCAAGGGCATCATCTCTGTTTGCATCGGATTCCGGTCTACTCCTCATAGAAACTAGCGATTGACCATCAGTTAGGACTAATGGGAAAGTTGCCTGATATGTTGCATCATATGACGCCGCCCTCCCATCGAAACATTGTATAGTCCTTCCAACCGGGTTCACCGAAGACCCGTTTCGGAACGATGAACCCGATCCGGTCGGCGCCGGAGATGTCGATGTCACCGTGCAGGGAGCTACCCAATAGTCACCGTTGATGAAAGTCCCATATTCGGTCGGAGCCGAGAAGTTCCATGTTATGGCGTTCCTTGTCAGGCTGGTAGCGGTAGCCATCTTACTTCAACGCCGCGTTATCCAGCGCATCAATCGCTCTCAGGGTCGCCTCGTATTTTGGGTCGGAACTGGGTGCGTTGAGAAACGTGAGCATGGACGCCTTGAAGTCTGCCCACTTCACGGGGTCGAGAGTGATCATGTTAACCGGTGTCGCGACAAGACTGTTAATGTAGGTGATTGCTTCAGATTTAATCATCTAAGACCTCCGTAACTGGTCGACATCCTTCGAGCATCCGCAAGGAATCCCATAAGGTCTTCCATTGAAGAACATTACATCTTTCTTCGAGAAATCCAGGTGACAAGCATAACAAGAATATCTCTTCTCGAAACTCGGAGGTCCTAACCTCCCTATCATCTTCGCAACCGTGTAGTAGGTTCCCTCGAAGAGATACTGACTGTAATACTCGCTCATGAAGAAAAGGGGAGCCTTTCGACTCCCCTCCGATTACCCGTTGAGATCTCCCCATCCGACTGCGAGAATGAAACCGGCGGTACTCGTCCCGGTGGCGTTGTTAATCACATTCGCAGCCGTGATGGAGAACTCAGATGTGAAGTCCACGCACGTCCCAAGAAAGAGAACTCCGCTATATCTGCTTACCCCAGTCACCCAGTACAGCGGATCACCGACCTCTACCCCAGTAACCGTCAGGTTACCAGCAGCTCCACCCTTGATGAAGACCTGCTTGAGATCTGTTCCTTTCCGGAAGTGCGCACCCGCGGGAGAATTTCGTCCTGCCATCTTGCGCCTCCCTTACGCGCCCGCGTTTCCGAAGACTCCCACCCAGTCCCAGAAATCGCAGGTCAACCGTCCGGAGAGCTTGAAGAGAGCATTTCCGGTGTTCAGATCATCCCCCGTCTTCATCGCGAGCTGTTTCCGCCAGATGAAGTTCAGGTCGTGATCTTTCGAGGTCAAGAACCACGCGGTAGTGGAGGTCAGGTAGTGACACACCATGTACTTCAGACCCTCGTCCTTAAGAACATTGGTGTCGTTATCTGCATACCCCGGGCGGAGCTCGCTTAAGAGCAACCGCTTCGCCACCCACTTCAGCTGCCACGGGATGATCAGGAGATCCGGCTTCACCTTGATCGGGATGCCCTTTTCGTTCGTGAGAGCCTCAAAGGTGTCCAGCGCTGCGGTTAAGGTCGACTCACTCAGCGCTGCCGCTGTCGTTAGGTTGATCCCCGCAGTCGCGAAATCAATCCTCGTGTGGTTCGTTGCGAACAGCGCACGGGTGTCGATCCCGGCGCGAGTCGTGGTGACAAACCCCGAGTTGAAGAGGTCCCAGAACTTGACCTCTTTCATGTACGCGGCGCCCTTCGCGAGCTGGCTCGGGATCTGCTTCACGATCCCCTGCCGATCGTCGTCGTAGGCGACTTCGGTAACCTGCACTCCTAGCGCGACAGGAGTGAAGTACACCGTCTTCGTGCTCCCCTGCTTGTAAGTGTGCCAGGTCAGCGGCTCACCTTCGGGCGTGTCGACAAGTGAGCCAATCCCACTCGCCAACCCATGCTTCTCGTAGTTCCCATCCGCGTTGGAGAACTTTGCGACCTTGTCGTGCTCGCTATCCTGCCGGATGTACTCATCGAAGAAGAACTTCGATATGTCCCGGCTGAGGGCATTCGAGATCGACCCAGAAACCATAATTCCTGCGGGCATCTCTGTACCCTCCCCTTACGCCTGGCCCGTGTAGCCGGACGCGCGGACCTTGCAGAGAACCTCTGCAAAGGATCCCCAGGCGCTTCCCGGCTTCAGGCCGATGATCGACAGGATCGAAGTCGTTGCGGCTCCCGCGTGCACGCCATAGAACGCCCCCGAGCGCCTCAGTCCGCGGTTGCTTCCGCAGAGCGCCGCGGTGAAGTTCACCGTGGTCATGCACTGCGCTACGAAGGTGTAATCTTCGAGCGCCGGGATCATGCGGATCTTGGGTCTCACGGCAGCTGCGCCTGTCACCCCTTCCGCGGCAAACCCGACGATCTTCGCTGCGGCAGTCGCGCACGCGGTGAAGTACCCATCGGTTGCCCGTACCAGGGGATCTCCAGGATAGATCGTGATGCTCGTATCTATCTGGACTTCCTGGCACACCACCCCGATGGCTCCATCACTCCTCCAGAGCTGGAAGCCATAGGGGGCGTTTGTGTTCGCCATTTTTCGCTCTCACGAAGCGGTGCTTCACACCGCTAAATCTTAAGCACGCGGCGCAACGCGCCGTCCGTCAGGCAGGAGTCAGGTCGCTTCTCTTCAGCTGCACCGCCTCCGTCTCCTCCTCGATTACCGCGCCCTTCAGCTTACCCTTCGACGCTTCTTCAACATCTCCCCGGAACTTGTCCACATAGCCTTTAATCCTCGCTGTGCTTTCAGCCGCTACTGCCGTCTGGTGCTGAAGGAAGGTCGTCATTCTCACCTTCATGAGAATCAGGTCCAGATCCTCGCGCTTCCTCGGATCCGGAAGCACGAAGGTCGTCCCAGCAGGTTTCAACCCGCACTCGATAGGATCCTCTCCAGCCCTTACCGGAATGTATCCTACCCTTGCCAGCGCATCCTGTTCGACGGTGTGCTTCCAGCAAACGTGCCAGGTCTTCTCCCACTTCGGATCGGTAACCTTCACATTCAGAAGCGCACCCTCGTGTCCTCCGAGCGGGTCGATGATCTTCGGACGAGGAGGTGGTCTTAGCGCCTCTTCGTCCAGTCTCATCTCCCTCAGCGTCTTGAGGTAAGAATCGCGGTTAATCTTTGAAAGAGCATCGAGGTTCTCCTTCGAGATCCTCCGGAAGCGCTTCTTCAAGAAGATCAGATTCGCCCCCGCCTGATCATATGCTACCACATCTTCCTCACTCGTCGCGAGGTCAATATAGATCTCCGGAAGGGTTTCAGGAGTATTTTCTTCCGCTTCCGGCTTCAGAACCTCTTCCTTGATGAGCTTGACCTTCTTCTGATCTTTCTTAGTTTCCATTTCTTCCTCTCCTCTGCGGCGCTACGCGCCGCGCTGCGGGCCGGAGGCCCGCCTCTCTACGAGAACCTCGACCGGCACTCCGAGCTGGTTTGCTTTTTTTCTCAGAGTTTCAAGCTCACTCTTCGGGATCATGATTCTCTTCAAACCCGAAGACGGTAGAACCGAAGATCCACCTTCTGCGACTGGAGACTTGCGGGTCTGCGGTTGAGCTGAAGGTTTCACTTTTTCTTTCTCTTCCATCCTCATCTCGATGATCTCGTCAACATGGTCGCTCTTAATCTTGTCGAAAACCGCCTTCAGGACCTGGGGGTTCTTCTGTTGTGTAGGGGTGAGAGTTTTCAAGAGCTTTCGAACTTCAGGTTCGAACTTCCTGAAAATCGGTCCGTCCTTCTCATCGTTCTTCATCCGAAATTCGGCGTTATTAAAAGCATCCTCCATGATGCTTCCCAGGATCGGACCTACTTCAGTTTCCACGATCTTCCTCGCCTGCCTGTCTATCGCCTTCTTCAAAACTCCATACGGATCATCTTTAAAGATCTCCTCGTTGACCCTCTTCCCGAAGACCTCCTCGCTCTCGCCTTCTTCTTTCGGAGGGGCTGAAATCGGCGCCTCGCTTCGATTCTTCAGCTCATCCCGGAGCATGTTAAACCCTGCGAGGATCGCGTCGGTATTGTCGCTTTTCTTCCCCGGTTCTCCTTCCTCGGCTTCTTCAGTCTCAGCTTCGGTTTCGGTAACTTCGATCTCCGAAGAAGGAATGGTCTTCAGATTATCATCCGAAGATGCTTCTTCTCTGTTCTGTTCCAGAGTCACCTCTTCCATCTCCTCGTCAGCCTTCGGCTGACCTTCAGCTTTCTTCTTTGCCATCTTCTTCTCCTTCCTTGCGGCGCTACGCGTCGTCTTCCTTCAAGGTCAAAATCGTACTGTTCACGATCTCGTTTAAAAGCCTCAGGGCTTGTTTCTTCCCTTGCGCTCGATACACCGCCACTCCTTCCAGCTCATCAGCGTCCTTCGCGGCTTGCATCATGATCCCATTTATGATGTCAGAAAGCACCCCCCATCCCTGGCTCTGGAGCAGCGCCTCCAGCGCCTCCGCCCGCGCTCGCAAGGCCTGCTTCTGCAGGAGAAGGTCCTCCTCCTCCTGTGAAGGCTGGGCCTGGGGCCGCACCAGTCGCGGCTGTTCCGGGTAAGGGTTCTTGAGATCCTGTGATTTGTCCAAGTGGTCCACCTCTCATTGCTTGTTGGCTCTCCGAGAGCATCTTCTGCAGATCCAGCATCGCTTCGAGTTTCTTATACTCCGGTACATACTTCCCAGTATCCTCCTCTCCGAAGAATTTCATCGCTTCTTCCATCATGCGAGAGCGCGCGGTGTAGATCCTCGCCATGTACTTCCACATTTCCGGCGCAGCCTGCATCATCATCTGGCCTTGAGGTCCGAAGAGCATCTGAACCACCGGGAAAGTTTGCTCGAAATACATGCTCGAGAGTTGAGTTCTCGTGAGAAGATTCTGTCTCTTCATCTCAAACGTCTGTTCGACATCAGAAGTTCTCACCGCGAACCTCAACCTTATCGGAATCTGTGCCTTCGGTATCGAGAGAGCCTGCTCCAGGGTAAGAAGCTCACCATCCGCGAGCCTTGAGATTTCCCTCTCATTCGCTATAACCTCGTCCTTATGATGGATGAGCTGCAGAAGTATCAGGTAACCAATCATCCCCCAGGAGTCCTCGATTCCTTCCGAGACGCTTCCAAACACTCCAGATCCCTGTTTGATCCGCATCTGCATCAAGCCGGGTGAGTCGCGAGTCTTCACTGTTGAGTCCGCAAATCCACCTTGCGCATCTCCCATTCCCGTCGCTTTTTGCGCATACATCAAGCTCATCTGCTCAGCCTGGAGCGAGATCATCCCTGGCTCGGGAAGCTTGATAACCGAAAGATCCCGACTCGGATCATCCAGCATCCAGATCTTCGCAGGGTAGATCGGCTCGTCAGCCTTCGGTCCTGAGTTCTTCCTCGCGGAGAACATCGGGATGACGGAAGCGTGAATCGCGTCGATCCTCGCGTTGTGGATCATCGTGCCTTCTTCCTGCATGTGATCCGTCATGTGTCCAACACCGATGCCTTCACGCCTGAAAGGCCTAAGAAGGAACTCAAATCCTTCTATCGGTCTCCAACCGAGTTCGTTATAACCTTCTCTTAAGACAAGCCCAGAGTTCAGTTCTACAGTTACAACACAATCACGCCAGCGCCCTTCGATCTCCCAGAAGAAGTACACCTCGTGCAGGTCCCAGATTCCAGAATCGTTCAACTGCATCCCGCCCTCTCGGGCCTGCTGACTTTCCTCTGAGTCGCTCGGGCGGATCCGCGCCCACTTCTCCAGCTCATCGACTCCTTCGTAAAAACCCTGCTCACCAAGCTGCTGGATCTCGGGCCAGGTCTTATGAAGAACGCACGCGACCCAGGGTGCCGTCTGGATATCCTGGTATGCTTCGCGAGTCAGGAAGTCCTCCGCGGGAATCGCGACGATCTCCGGTCCTTCATGAAGCTTTACTGTGCTATCCGCCATGATGCCTGTTCCCGGCTCGGTTTCTGTTATGATCCATTCTCTCCTGGTCCAGGGAACTTTAACCGCGCAGAATCCCAAACTTCCCGTCTCGTAATGAACCGTCTTACTTCGCTTCTTCCGGTCGAGATCATTCCGAGACTCGCTCAGGATATCAAAGTACTTCGTCAGGATCTTCGAGATCTCGAGGTCTTCGGGGTTGTCTTCTTTAACAGGTGAGATCGTCCAGAACGGATGGATCGCCCCAAACATGTTGTTGAGGTTGGCATAAACAGTGTTGGTGTTGCTCATGCTTATCGGAGGAACAACGTTACTCGAAACCCGATTACTCCCGGGGAAGTTCTTCCGTTCGTACTCCGGAAGAGCTTCTCTCTGCCTTCTCCACCGGTCCCACTTCTTTCTCCTGCCTTCCATTTCAGACTCTGCGTGTGAGACTTCACTCGTTATCCAGCTCACCGCTTCCTCACGGTCTTCATCATCGGTAAAAAGCATGTTTCCGTCTCCTTTCAGTATCCGGTGAGGTTACTAACAAACCTCTCGTCTCTTCTTTCACTCTCTCGAAGTCTTATTTCTTCATCTTCATCCGGAGGGGGGTTTGCATCGCTAAGCGCTTTCTCGCTCGCATCGAGAAGATCTTTCCGCCACTTCGACTGGGGGAAGACTTTCAGTTCCTGCTTAAGTTCGATGTCCTCGCCCCAAACCGCGTAGATCTTGCCCTTTGCGAGAAGAGGTTGCAGCTTCATTCGGATTCTCGCATCTTTATCCCCACCCGCAGGAACCGGCTTGAAGTAAAGAGGAAAGTCCTGAAGGAGCGCTTCTTTCTGCAAGATCGGCGCGAGCACTTTTTGCATCGCCGCAGCTTCCACGATGCAGCGTGAGACAGAACCGGAAAACTTCCTCGCCCCTTCGAAGACATACCCCATCCATCTTATCGGATCGAAGTAGCCGACCTTTCTCCAGAGAAGAACGCAGTTCCAGGAAGCATCCACGGCCCAGATGCAGATCGCCGTCCTGGAGGTCTTTGCCGAGATATCCCGATCTGTGCTGGCAGGATCTATTGCCATGACCACGTCAAAGGCCGACAGCGGCTTCGCCGCTGCCGGCTCGTCAAAGTTTGGATCTCCTTCGAGGAGGATCGAGTATCTTCCGCTCTTCTCATCCCACTCAAGTGAAGCGGGTTTGATCTTGAAATCGCTGAACTCGACGAGACCCGTCTTCGCTGGTCGATTCATACTTTGAGTCATCGCTCCCCAGTAATCATCTTCCATTTGGTTCGAGAGATCTTTGCTCGTGAGCACTTCGGGGCAGACTTCAACTCCATCTTCGATCCCGAGGCGATTGTACACAACCCAGGTTCCATCCTTCTTCTCCTCGAACTCGTCACAAACATAACCGAGAAAGAGCTTCGCATCTTCGACGATGAGCGCGCTAGGGTCATCTATGCTGAATCTCGTCATCGGAAAGATGATCCTGCTTCTACGCTGTGAGCGCAGGAGCGCTCTTCGGTTTGTCTTGAACCACTGAAGCTTGCTCATCATGTTTAAGTTACCCATGTGTTCGACGTCCAGATCGTCCAGTCCGGCGAGATCGTCAGGGTTGAAGAGGGTGAAATGTAAACCTTCCGATGCGGCCCCGACACCGATGGCATACACAGAAGGTTCAGTATAGTTTCTGCTTCGTCCGGGGAAAACGATCTCGCTGTCGTTCCAACGCTTTGCGTCCTTGAGGGGTACACACTCAGGGTAACAGGCTCGGTATAGCTCATTTTTCTCAACACTCACTTTGATGACTCCGCGAAACGCGGCGGCTTTCGTTGCGGTCGCATTCGCGATCGCGATGCACTCGTTCTGGTTTCGGGTCAGTTCCCAATGATCCGAGCCGTGGGTCATGATGGTTGATTTTAAGAACCCTCTCGGGAGGAGGATTGCTGCTCTCGAACCCGGAGCCATACAGTGCTCCGACTGTCTGAAGTTACACATCTCCCGATGGAGGTCTTCGTTGAGTTCATCATACGGACCTGCCGAGCCGAGGATGAATTTGAGGAAAAACCATAAGGAAACGAAGCCGAGTTGGCGCAAGAGTGTGATGAAAGCTGAAGTGTCGGGAAAATTCCTGGAGGAAACCTCCGAAATGAGCTGCTTGACGATCAACTGAGCGCTTGAAACGTTCTCCTTCGAGAAAAGAGGAGCTTTTTCGTGCTCGAGGATGTAAAAATCAGGTCCGGGGAGAGGTCTTCGCTCTTCGTTCATCGCTCGCGGCCTCCGGACGCATTTCGAGCTGGTTTTTTCGGGGTTTTCTTTCTTCCAGAAACCCCAAGCTGGTGAACTGGCTTGGCAAGGAGAGCGCGAACATCGGAAGGAAGGTCGACGGAAGCCGCCGACGAGGAGTTTTCATTAATTAACAGTCCTTTCTGTGCTTCCGCAACACCGAGAACCTTTCCGATACCGAGAAGAGCGGCGATGAGGGCTTGAGCGGGGAGGATCGAGGATGGAGCACGAGGCAGGGAGGAGTCGGCCTTGCCGAAACCGATGCGATCCAGGATCGCTTGAGCTGCGGGAACCGCTTCTTTGTCATCGCCATGCTCGGTTATCTGGGCGAGGCGAAGCGCTGCAGTAGGACCAGCGCGCTCCAGGATGTCGCGAGTTTCGGTTTTGGAAGGACTGGAAGACTTCTTTGACTTCTTTTGGGAAGAGGGTGAGAGGATCTCGCTTACTGGATCGGAAAACTCTTCGTCTTCTTCCATTAAGGAGAACATATCACAGCGCAACCATGGGTGCAACGCTACCTGATCTCAGGATGTTAGTGGATTTTTTTTGCTTGTGAGTGGGGGAGATACCACCCCCGCGGCGCGCGCGTTTCCAAAAGGGGGTGCGGGTCGGCGACCCGCTGGGCAAAAAAAAACCCCTGCGCTACGCTGCGCAGGGGTTAGGGTGTAGCTACGCTACCGTGCCACGTTGTCGAGAAAGCGGGTCCAGCGAGCCTCGCTCATCCGACCATAGTCCAGCAGGTATCCTTGCCGATCTGTCGCGCACCATGTTCGAGAGAGTCTATCCAACACCACCTTGATACCTTGACGCGTTGACAGAATGCGATACCTTGCGCGCTTGCGGGGGGCCACTGCTACTCACCCTTTTCTGAAAGCTCGCTTGCATGTTCGGCGAGGAAAGAAGTGATCGTTTCCGCCATGCCGAGGATGCGCGGCCATTCTGAAGCGTAGAACGTCACGGGAAAGCGGCGAATACCGTAAAGCGATACGCCACCTTTTGCGCTCACCTTAAGCGAGAGTGTGCTCCTGTGCGCGAGCTTCGCCTTAAGCGCCGCATTCTCCGCAAGGACCTGTGCCATCGTTAGTGTGGTCGCCATGTGATGCTCCTGCCGATCGGCCGGGCGCTGCCGGTTCCGTTTCGACATCGGCAGCATACCACGAGGTTTTCCAAGAACCTCAGTAAAAGATTACCTCGGTATGTAGTATTGAGAGTGGTAACGCGAACGTATATCCTCCTTGTGAGACTGTGCGAAGCTTTGTTATCATCGCATAAGCTCGCGCTTATACGATGCTAAGCATACCTGAAGAAACAGCAAAAATCGCGAGGATCGCCAAGGGCGTGTTTTCGAGGCTCGGGAGGTAAAATCATACGCCAAAGGGCCCGAAAACGCGCCCCAGACCCGTTTTGAGGGCTTCTGGGGCAGTTCTGGGATGCCCCGAATCCGAAACAATCAGAGATTTTCCAAACAACTAACGTACTACTGTAGTACATGATTAGTACACGATTGATTTCATCTAATTCTATATACTATATATAATAATATAATAATAATAATAATAGTAGTACATAGTAGTACAGTCCCTCGAAGAAGAGGATGATGAAATTGAAAAGGGTGTCATCGTGTACTACTATGTACTACTAATCCTGACTAAAACACTCTATTCCTTACCCAGTAAGCACTTACACGATTTCAACCCTTACAACTGATGTACTACAGTAGTACATCTGTTGTATGAAAACCTTCTGTATGTTTCACTTTCGGGGCATCGCGCCGCGAAGCGCAAGACCACCACTTCCCCCTCTTCAACCAACAAAAAGAGCGCGAGTCTCCTCTCGCGCTCTTATTCGGCACCTTCTGCGCCTAAGGACCAAACACCTTTAGCACCGAGAGCAGCGCAGCCCTCACAGTCCACGGGTTCGTAGTCGTCCCAGGTTTCATCTCACGAATCACCCAGCCGACAAAGTAGTGCTTCAAGCTCTCGTAAGGTGTTCCATCCTTCGTCTCTGCCCACCACTCTCTGACCTGTCGCAGCGGCATCCACTGCCCGCCAAACATGCACCCGCTCACGGAAGCCACCCCGATAATCGGATTCTCCTCCTCATCCCAATCATGTTGGCCCCTGGTCGCGCTGACGATGAATGAGTAAACAGAACCATCTCCCGGTTCCATCTTCACGTTCATTGCAACAGTCGGCTCCAACTCACAGTAAAACTCAAGTGTCTGTTTTTCCACCTTATCCTTCCTTTTCTAATGCTTATGCAGAAGAAGCGACGCAGCCTCGCCTTTCTTCCAGCAAGCCCTGCACGAGTCGCACCTTCCCTTACAGACCATCGCATCCTTCGGTGCTCGCTCATCCCCTTCGATGTAAGCAACCCCCGTAAACCCCGCAGCAGTAAGAACCGCCCTGCTTGGCATCTCAGCTCCAATCCACGCCGAGAAGAACACCCTCAGATTCTCCCTCTTCTCCCAAACATACTCCGTTCGTTTCGTGAAGACGAGGAAGCTTGTCTCAGGGAAGCACACCGCCATATCTTCCATGCCCCTCTGATACTCCTTATTCGGTATATCTCCACTCACGTGCCACCTGAAAAACTTTGGTTTATTCTCCTCCAGCCAGTCAAGCACGCTCTCCATAAACCCCTGCGGATCATTCATCGCGAACGCCGTGTTATCCATCCACGCCTTCACAACCGTTGTCGGGTACGCCAGTTTCCTTGCATAGCAATCTACCACGCAGGGTACCCCTTGCGGACAGGTCACAATCGGAAGAAGACTAACATTCGCCGTCTTTCCAATCTTCGTGTTTCCTACGCTCACATGCAGCCTGTCACTCAGCATTTTCAATTTCCTCCGCCTTCACACTCTCCAGCCCTCCCGAAAAGACCATCTTCATCCTCTCAAGCTCCGGCTTGTCCCAAAAGCCGCTACTTGGTACGAAGATTTCCAGGATCCACCTCGGCTTCTCATCAAAACTTCCATTCTTCTTGTTAATCAACTTCAAAACATACAACCACTCGATATCCGAATGAAACTTCATCGAGCTCTCAGGTTCGAAGCTCCCAGGATCCGTCGCACACACCCGCCCTGCCACCTTCCCAGCCCTCCCCGATTCCCAGTCCTTTGGAGCCGTCTTCCACGCTTCCAGCAAGAGAGGAATGATCCCCGTCGGGTATCCATCACAGTGATGATACAGCATCACTTCCTGCTCCCAGTCTAACCCTATAGTTTTCACCCAAACCTGACATCGTGTGCTCATCTTTTCTCCTCTTGCGGGCCTTCAGCCCGCGGTTTGTGGTTCGCGCCAGACTCGTAAAACCTCTCAACCGTCAAGCCCTCACCAGGTACGCTTATCTGGTGTGACCCAGAGGGGCACACAAGCCTTTGCATCAACCATCCTTCCATCGAGCCAAGCTTGAGCCTCACGATCCCCACGCTCCCGCCGCATCTCTTGCAGCTTATGCGCCAGCTTCTTTCGTTGTTCGGCTCTGAAAGAAGCCCGATATCCGCGCCCATTCTTAGGCATCACGGAGCCCTTCACGCTCCGTCGTAACGGTGAACTCCTCGGTAAGAGCCGCGACCATCGGAGCTTTGGTCTTCGGTATGAGCTTCGAGATCAGCGCTTCCCTGAGCTCCTTCTCCTTCACGCGTTTGTATGTTTCATGATAGTGAAGCACACCTTCCTTCGCTTCACCCTGGGGTACGATGGTGAACAGCTGCGCTTTCAGCGTCTCCTTCACACTCGTTGCTTCCTTCTCAGCTCTTACGGCATCCTTATACGCCGCATAAAGCTCACTTACGCTCATCTTCTTAGACATCGTTAAACTCCTTCTTCTCTTCCTCTTCGTCCTTTGGGAAGGTTACCACCGCTCCGAGCCACTCTCCATCCGTTATGTTCGGCCACCCATCATTCTCCTCCAGCCAGTCGATGACCTCTTTCCCCGTCTTCAATCTTTCAGGTACTTCAGCACAGGAAGAAATCTCCTGTCTCAGGTAAACCCTTTGAAACTTTTCTTCTTTCTCGTTATACTTACACTTTGGGCACACCTCTGGTATCTGCTCTCCCCTTTCAGAGCAGATTATCATCTCAAACCCACACTCCTCACACCGATACACACTGCAGCATGGTTGATATTTCACGATTTTAGATCCTTTCCACCGTAATTTTGAGAACTTCACCGATAAACATCCTATCCTTCCACGCTCCAACATGACGAACGCCACTCTTTTCCATCGGATCCATCCCGGTCACCGCTCGCGACAGCGCGGTGTGAAGATTACTCGCACTCCACACACCATCAACACAATCAAAGGGTTCTCCCTTATTCCCTCTGATGGTTATCTTGTAGTTCACTTCGAGACCTCCTGTACGAGAGCCAGAAGCTGTTCCTTCGCTCTGCTGGTATCCATGATACAGCGCTTGAAGTGAGTCTCCGGGGTGCGATACGCCCTGAGATGATCCAGATACTCACTCCCCGCACAGTACAGTCCATAAGCCGTCCTACGGTGAGCTTCGCTCACGCTCGCGCTGTCATTCAGGGTATGAATGACCTGCAAGCGCGCTTCCTGGATGTTAATCTTCACCCTTTCAGAAGTGATCGCCTCCGGAGGAGCAGGTATGAACGCCTCCGTGAAGAGCTTGACCTGCTCAAAGGTCACGCTTAACACCGCAAGATCCTCAGCAATCTGGCAAAACTCGGAGAACTCCTTCCGAGCGAGACCGAGCGCACTCCTTGCGAACTCTATGCGATCCTTCACATTCTTCGTGTGTCGGAAGGTGTAGTTAAGCCCCGTTCTCGCAGCCTCGCTCATCCCCGAGGACATGGTGTTCTCACAAACGGTCCGAATCGAAGTAACAAAAGCTTTCGCAGCTCCTGTTCCATCATGCGTCGTACTGACATTCACAAACGGCAGGATCGTCGAGTTATCACCCTTGATGGTTATCGGTTCGTC